CTAATTTCACAGCGCAGTTGCGGTACTGGCAAAACTATGTGGGTAGACCCGTTTGCTTTTCAGTGTACGGTCAACAACAAATCTACATTGCCCCCATCCCAGATCAGCAATACTACATTGAAGTAGATACCAACATATTGCCCAATCCTTTGTCATTGAGCAGTCCAAATACTGTTGATAACATCATTGATCCGTATTCAACGGCTGTGCAATACTATGCAGCGTACAAAGCCAAGTTTTACGAACAATCTTACGGTGAGTCTGAAATCTTCAAACAACAATACGACAAACACATTCTGAACGTACTTAACAGCACGTTTACTAGAAGAATTCCTGATCCTTATAGTTCTGGAGGTTGATCATGGCCTCCGCAGAACAAAAGAAATCTTATGCGGTCATTAAGAACTTTAAAGGTCTTGACACCAAGGCCAATAGGACCGCTATTGATAAAGATGAGTTTTATTGGATAGAAAATGCCATGCCTATCGGGGCTGGCAATATGCGCATTATTCCCACCAGCTCTAACGTCAGCAACGCTGGCAATAGCGTGGTGTTTACCAGTAATGTCACAGCTCTTTATTCTGCCAACATCAAAGACGATTATGTCGTTGCTTTTGAGTCTGATGGCAGTGCACAGGGCTATGACTTACAAGGCAATGCGATGGTCACCATTGCAAGTGCTGGTACTCTTTCAAACACGGGTGTGGCAGCGGCTCAATATCAAAATACAGACCTTTTCATTGGTGACCCCACCAAAGGTTTGTACGATTGGAATGGCACAAGTTTGATACCCGTTGGGTCTGTTGGCCTAATTGCCATTACCAACCCTGGCATCAATTACACATCTGCCCCTAATGTCACCATTTCTCCCCCAGATAATTCCAATGGAGTGCAAGCAACAGCTGTTTCTAGCATCACTTCTGGTTCTGGCGGTGTTTTAAGCATTCAGATGACCAACACGGGTTCAGGCTATACGTCTGTGCCTAAAGTTATTATCAGCACACCTGATGTACAGGGTGGAAACACTGCTGTTGGTGCAGCTACTATTTCTGGTGGTAATGTGGTTGCTATTTCTATAGTTTCACCAGGTTCTGGTTATCTCAACCCCCCGTCTGTGACCATTTCTGGGGGTGGTGGCTCTAGTGCAACTGCCAACGCAACCTTATCCACAGGCATTGTTAACTCAATTACCCTTACAAATGCGGGTAGTGGGTATATCAATCAGCCTACTGTGACCATATCAGGCGGTGGAGGAACAAATGCGTCTGCCATTGCGGAATTGGTGACTTTTGCCACGGGTACAGTGTCTATCCAAGTAAATAATGGTGGCTCTGGATATGGACCTTATGGCAATTTAGCTGTCACAATTACAGGTGGAGATGGTGTAAACGCTAACGCAACTGCCATTATTAGCGGTAATGTGGTCACAGAAGTGGTCATGAACAATTATGGTTCTGGTTACACAGTTGCTCCGACTGTCAGCATTTCTGGCGGTACTGGAACAGGCGCAAACATCACGGCTACGGTTAACACCAACAAAATTGTGGATGTAGCTACGTTTAGCGGTCGTGTTTGGGTAGCAGCTGGGCGCACAGTGTACGCATCTGCCTCTACAAGCCCCACAGATTTTACGTCTGTATCTGCTGTGGCGTTCAACATCACGGATAGTACGTTACATGGCAACATTCAAGGCTTGTTGTCAGCCAATAACTTCTTGTATGTGTTTGGCGATGACAGTATCAACGTGTTTTCTGATCTTCAGGTGACTGCTACGGGGGCCACGGTATTCACCAATACCAACGTCAGTGCGTCTATTGGTACTAAACGGATATACGCCATATTCCCGTATTTCAGGTCCGTTTTGTTTATGAACGACTATGGTATTTATGCCCTGGTCGGTTCTACAACAACCAAAATTTCAGATCCGCTAGACGGTATTTTTCCTTACATAGACTTCAGCAAACCCGTAACGGCTGGTCAAGCACTGCTCAACAACATCTTGTGTGCAGTGTTTAACTTCTATGTAAACAGTTCATTCCCGTATGGTTCTGGTGGCTCACGGTATATACAGTGCGTGTTCTTTGAGAAAAAATGGTTTGTTACCAGCCAAGGAGCTTTATCGTATATCACGTCTGTGCCTTTTAATGGCACAGTTAATTTGTACGCTACAGATACTAATAAAGTATTAAAACAACTGTATAGTGATAGTATTAGTCCTATCAACAGTTACATACAAACTGCTTTGCAAGACATGGGTGACCCTATTCGTACAAAACAAGCGTTGAAATTTGCGGTTGAGGCAACTTTGACGCAAGGTGGTATTTTTGATGTCACAGTAGACTCAGAAAATGGTTCTAGTCCACAATATGTTTTGACAAACGAAACGACTTGGATTAACAATGTTTATCAGACAATCGGTTGGACAAATAACTCGTCTAAGACGATAATTTGGACATCATCAAATGGGTATGCGTTGTACAAATCAGACGCAGAGCAGTACGGTAAGTATTTAGGGTTAACCATGACCAGCAGTTCGCCAGCGTTCATTGTTAACACGTTTGAGTTTGAACACGAATTAAGAGTGAGGTTCTAAAATGGCAGTTTATTACACGTTTGGAAATGCTACAGCTGCGATACTTTTGTCTCAGCTAGACAATAACTTTGCAACACCTATCACGATTGGTAACGTGGCTGCTCAATTGGGCAATACTGTTTCAACAATTGGTAATGTCACTTTAGCAAACGTCACTATTACAAGTGTTTTTTCTCCTTTGTCTGCAACTGTTGGTGGGACAGGAGTAAATTCAGCGGGTACATCTGGAAATGTTTTAACCTCTAATGGCACTGCATGGTTATCACAAGCTCCAGCATCTGGTGTGTCTTTGTCTGCCAACAACACTTGGACAGGCACACAAACATTTAACGGCACATCTAGTATTTTAGGTGCTGTTTTATTGGATTCTGCTGAAACCGTAAACGTGGTTGGATCAGCGCCATCAAGTACTACAAACTTTTACATTCAGAGTGGTTCTGTACAGTACTACACATCTAATGCCGCTAACAACTGGACACTTAACATTGCGTTTAGTTCAGGCACATCATTAAACACAGCATTGTCAACAGGACAATCTGTGACATTCACTTTGATTACAACTCAAGGTTCTACTGCTTACTACAACTCAGCAGTAACGATTGATGGCACATCAGTAACACCCAAGTGGATTGGTGGTGCTCCTAGTGCTGGTAATGCAAGTGGATTGGACGTCTATAGATATGCGGTCGTTAAAACAGGAAGTGCCACATACACAGTTTTGGCAAGCCTTACACAATACAAATAAGGATTAGCAATGCCACTTCAGCAAACTTCAGGAAATGTAACGCAAGATGCCTATGGTGGTGGTAAGGCAGTTGTGCCTGTTTATGTAGAAAATGTATTTAGCACTTATCTTTACACGGGTAATGGTTCGTCACAAACAATTACAAATAATATTGGGTTATCAACTAATGGAGGTTTAATTTGGATTAAATGCAGAGATTATGCGCAAGATCATGCTTTATATGATAGTGTAAGAGGTACATATAAAAGATTACAAACTGATAATAATGCTGCACAAGCAAATTATTCACCTTATGGTGTTACAAGTTTTAATACAACAGGTTTTTCTGTTTCTGATACTTCTGCTGGTGATTATGGAGTTGATGGGAATGGAGCTTATGGTTCAAGTTACGCTTCATGGACGTTCCGTAAACAACCTAAGTTTTTTGATATTGTTACTTATACAGGCACAGGTTCAGCGCAAACACTTTCTCATAATTTGGGATCAGTACCGGGTTGCTATATTGTAAAAGCAACTAGTACAACTAGTGATTGGCTTGTTTATCACAATGGTTTGAATGGTGGAGTTACGCCAGAACAATACTATATTCTTTTAGATAAAAACCAAGCACCAGGAGGGCCAACCTCAAACGCATTTAACAATACTGCACCAACTTCTACACAATTTTCAGTTGGTTTAAGTTTAAGTTCTTCTGGTGTAAGTTATGTTGTGTATTTATTTGCAACAAGTGGAGCTGGTGGTTTTGGATTAACAGGAACACAAGATATTATTAGTTGTGGATCATGGACAGGAACAGGAAGTTTACAAACAATCAATCTTGGATGGGAACCTCAATGGGTTCTTATAAAAAGAGCCGATTCAACAGGTAATTGGCAAATTTATGACACTATGCGTGGTTGGTCGCAAAATTCATATAATGCATTATTTCCAAATTTAACTTCTGTTGAATCTTCTGGTAGTGGAAACTTCTTTTACCCCGTAGCTAATGGATTTGTAGATAATGGCATAATTCCATCAGGAACAACATATATTTACATAGCCATACGCAGAGGCCCAATGGCTACTCCTACTACTGGGACTAGTGTGTTTGCGCCTGTTGTACAAACTCCAAGTGGTACAACAACAGTTACTACTGGATTTCCTGTTGACTTAACTATTAACACAGAAAATTCAAAAACAGCTAATAATAATACAATGGTTGAAGATAGGCTAAGAGGTGATAGCACTAGCAATTTAGTTTTATTAAGAACACAATTATCAGCTGCTGAATATACATTAAGCGGTTATGGATTTGGATTTGATAATGAAACAGCAATCATTGATAATTATTTAAACCCAAGTCAAGGAATTACAGATAGCGTAACTTATTGGAACTTTGCTAGAGCACCCGGATTTTTTGATGAGGTTTGTTATACAGGAACAGGAAATACAACAACATTAAATGTAAATCATAATTTAAATTCAATTCCTCAGTTGATGTTTGTGAAATGGAGGTCTGGTGGAGGCCTTTCAACAAGTAATTGGGCAGTTTATTCAAGTACATTAGGAAGCGGAAATGCATTGTGGTTGAATTTAAATAATGCTTCTTTTTCAAATATATATTTATTTGCAAACACAAATCCAACATCAACACAATTTACTGTTGGGCAAACAAATACTACAAATGCTTCTGGAGCAAATTATGTTGCATATTTGTTTGCTTCTGTGACGGGTGTTTCTTATGTAGGTTCATACACAGGAACAGGCGGAACACAATCTATTGCTTGTGGGTTTGGTGCAAGTGGGGCTAGGTTTATTTTAGCAAAAGCAACAAGCACGACAGGCGATTGGTATGTTTTTGACAGCGCAAACGGTTTAACAAGCTCATCAAGCCCTTATTTAACTTGGGACACCACCAATGCACAAGTAACAGGGAATAACGGTGTATATGCCTCAAGCGGAGGTTTTACATTAACTTCTAACGCAAGTTCTACTGTTAATGTAAATGGAGTTTCCTACATTTTCCTTTCAATCGCATAAGGACAAATCATGCAAATCAGAATTAGACAAACAGAACAAGTGATGTATGAAGAAGCCTTTAGGCAACACATACAACAAAACGGTGGCCCATCTTGGGGTCAAACCACAACAGATATTCTCAATGAATTGGGTGCTGACGTTGTGTTGGATGGCCCACAACCAACTTTGACACCTCCTTACCAAATTGCAATACCTAATGGTGTAGTTGAGGAAAATGGGCAATGGTACACATCATTCATTGCTGGGCCTGTGTTTACAGACACAACAGAAGATGGTGTGACCACAACTGCTGCCCAACATCAAGCTGCTTATCAAGCTCAAATGGATGCAACACAAGCCACAAGTGTTCGCCAACAACGTGATGCTAAATTGACTGCTTGCGATTGGACACAAGCACCTGACAATCCAATGGCTAGTGCAACAAAAATTGCTTGGGCAACTTACAGACAAGCGCTGAGAGATTTGACTAAAGAAGCAGGATTTCCTTGGACTTTTGCCTGGCCTACTGATCCAACAGGAGCAAAATAATGTCTGTATCCGCACCTTTTGCCCCTTCTGGTAACACTGTAGTCATTACAGCGTCTACTACTGCACCCGCACCTGTGCAAGTGCCTTCCAATACACTTGGTAGCAACCAGTACAGAATCATCAATTCTGGTTCTGTTGTTGTTGCTTTAGGGTTTGGTCAAACATCTGCTATTGCAGCAGCTGGTGGAGTCATACCAACTACCACACAAGGCAATTGTTTGCCTTTGTTGCCAGGAACAGATGAAATTATCACATTTGCGCCTAATGCGTACTTTACGGCTAATGCAACGTCAAGTACGGCAACCATTTACATTACTCCTGGGGATGGGGACTAATCATGTTAAAAACAGTATCTACTGGTGGAACAACGGGGCAGTTATCGTATCAAGGCACATGGAATGCCAATACAAACACGCCTACTCTTGTCTCTGGCACAGGTACTAAGAACAATTATTATGTTGTTTCCGTTGCTGGAACAACTACGTTAGATGGCATTTCATCTTGGTCTGTAGGTGACTGGGCTATTTTTAATGGCACAGTTTGGGAAAAAGTATTAGGCGGTACTACTGAATCTTTTGCCAACATTGCAGTAACCACAGCCAATGGTTATATGTTTGCCAACGGAACATCTAATGTCACTGCTCAATCTAATATTCCTGTTGCCAATGTTACTGGTGCTGTGCCAAATACTGTTTACATCATTGCTGGCACTGGGTTGACAGGAGGTGGTGCGCTAACAGGAAACGTAACATTGAATGCGTCTGGTGGTAGCACTGGATTTCCTATCACGCTTGGCAACACATCTATTGCGGCAAGTAGCACAACATCATCTGTAGGAAATTTAACACTTTCTAATGTCACGATACAAAGTGGCAATGCAACATTAACAAATGTTACTGCTCAAAATCATATTGCAACAGCAAATATTTATGCAAACGTAACAGCTGGTGCATTTTCTTACGGAACACTTGGCTATTCAGATGTTGGAATTATTGCTTCTTACGCAAATAGTTCTAATAACTATGTTCAAATTGTTTTGCAAAACACAAGCAGTGGAACAAACGCATCTAGTGACTTTGTAGTTGTAAACGACACTGGCTCAGCCTATGCCGACTTTGGTGTTACATCTAGTCAATATACGGGAACGGGTGCGTTTTACAAACCCAATGCTCCTTACCTTTATGCTGGTTCTGCCGATCTTTATATTGGTACTATTACTGCAAATGCTATTCACATTGTTGCCAATAATGCAACAACAGATGCCATAACAGTTGCAGCTAACAATGCTGTAACTATTCCATCTTTATCAAGCAGTAATGTAACCATCACTGGTGGAACTATCAATGTCACTACTGCAAATGTTAATGCAACTACTGCCTCTACTGCCACTTATGGTACTGCTAGTTTGCCTCTCCAGCCTTTAGGATTCATGGAAGTTGATCTTAATGGTACGGTTGTAAAAGTGCCTTACTATGCGGTGTAAGAAAGGTAGGGTAAATCTATTAACCAGAACGACTTAGCCTATGTTGAGTTTGGAGACAAAGAAGGTCTTGGAAGGCTCGTGTTCGAGAACTTTCAGCAACACAGGCTGTTCTGGCAAACGCTAAACAGAGTGGGTGTAGCTACGCCTTTCTACCCTATAGAAGAGGCTAACCCAGACAACTTAGATGATTGGTTGCTAATCCACAATCAGATGCACGAATCTTTGGCGAAGATACTTAACCTTGCCAACCCTTTCCAGCTGTTGGATGCGGATTGGAACGTGGAAGAAGATTTCTACGATTGGATTGGTGTGCATCAAGACATTCACCAACAGATAGCCCAGGCTTTAAAGGTGCAGTAATGGCAAGAATGGAACCTATACAAATACTGGAAAAGAGCTTACAAGGTTCTCGTCAAGACCCAGCTCGTGTCCATAATGCCATGGCTAAATTGGTCAAAACTGATCCCAACTTTAGAGTAATGAGAGCTGGAAACACGCTTTTCAGCTATTACAACAGAGGTAATGGCAATGCGGAAATGACCATGGATACTGCTGACAATCCTAGAGAGTTAGTCAAAAGCATCAAAGAATTTGCAAAGGCTATGAAGGTTGCCAAGTTTAAAAAAGTCATGTTTTCTATGGCTAACCCTCAAGTTGAGAAAATATTGAAAATGATTGGCGTTAGATACCAGTTGCAGCCCACTTCTAATGGTCAAATGAAAGCGGTGGTGGACTTATGAGTCATGTAGTACAAGAAGCTACTAATTTTGTAACAAACACTGTTAACACGGTAGCCAATGACGTAAGCAATGTCGTTCAAACGATTGCTGACAACCCCATTCCTATCATTGAAGTGGTTGCGGTCACACTTGCTCTTGGCCCAGAAGGTTTAGACCTTTCATCTAACATTGGTGCGCCAGCTACTGCTGCCGTGTCTAACGCTGCTGTGGTTGCTGCCAATGGTGGTAATGTTGACGATATTGCAAAAGCTGCCGCTGCTGCTGCGGTGGGTAGTTATGTATCTACTGCAACTGGAACCAGTGTTGCTGGAACAGTTCCTGACGCAACAACAACGACTTTAGCTAACATTGCTGGTTCTGCTGCTGGCTCTGCTGCACAGACGGCTATTATGGGTGGCAACGCATCTACTATTTTGCAAAATGCTTTAGCTGGTGGAGCTGCTGCTGGTACGGCTGCGGGTGCTAGTGCGCTTGGTGCTGGAACAACCACTGCAAATGTATTGGGTGGCGCAGTTGGTGGGGCTAGTCAAGCTGGTGGTAATACATTAGCTGCCTTGACAGGTGCTGCTGGAGGTGCTGCTAGGTCTGTGTCTCCTACAGGTGCAACGACAACCACGCCAACCAAAACGGCTGACGTTATTGACATTTCTCAAGGTACACAGGTGGCTGGTCCAGGTGGATTGCCACCCAATAGCTTTTTGCCTGGCACAGTGACGCAAACAGCAAGTGGATTATTTACCACTTATATAGCGTCTGACGGAACTGTTGTTAGCGTTCCTGTTACTGTCAATCAAAGTACGGGGGAAATTAGCACGACATCGACAGACCCTGGTGCTTTAAACGCAGTTAAAACATTGACGGTTGATCCAACAAAGATCAACCCAATTTATTACGATAAAACGCCTATCAACCCCAATTTAACACCTGAAGAGACTTCTGCTTTGGCTCAAGTGTCTTCTGCGTTCAAGAACATTGCTCAAAATATTGACTTGACGGCCTTGACAAACAGCGCATATTCAGAAAATGCTGCTGGGGCTTTGTCTAGCCCTATCATTCAAAACATATTGCAACAGGCTGGCAATCAGTCTTATGTCAATGAGATTTTGCAAAACATCGCATCTGGTGGAACCCAGTATGCAGATGCAACGTATTACAAAAACTTATTGAGTGAGGTTGTTCAGCAGTATCCTCAGTTAAACACTGCTCAGATTCAAAACATCCTCACGCCTCCATTGATTCCTTTGACACAAGGTACGGTCAATTCATTAAATGTGCCTAATGTTGACGTAACCAATGTACCTTTGCCACCAGGTGTGCCTTCAGATGCGGTATTAAGTATTAACCCTGTGGATAACTCACTGGTGTTTTACAGCCCATCTCAAGAACAAACATATAACCAAACTGGTCAAGTTGAAAACCCACAGGCTCCCGCAACTACTTCAACAACCACATCAACACAAAACTTTCCAACTGTTGGCGGTTTAACAGGAACATCAACCGCATCATCTACTGGGGGTTTCCCTAGTACAGGAGCAGTTACAGGTGGTGCTACTGGAACTAGCGTTTTAACGGGTGGTGCTACAAGCGCACTTACGGGTGGATCAACAAGTGGTCTTACTGGTGGAGGTGGAGTAAGTGGAGGTGGTGGAAACAGTAATGTTGTAATTACTGGTGGCGGTGGCAATGTTTCAAAAGTTACTCCAACTATTACTACATTTAATCCCACAATAACCACTCCTGATATTTCCACCCAAGTGACCCCACCATCGGTTACTGGTCCATCTACAGAAAAAACAAAATTGCCTTCTTACACACCAGATGTGTTTGTTTATGGCAATGTTCCCAAGGCTTTGGCTGGGGGGCCTTTTGCACAAGTCACAGGCCCCGCACCTGGTGAGTCAGTAGGATTAGGTGGCGGTGGCGGGGGAGTAAATGTAGAATCAGGTAAAGAGCAAGCACCTGTATGGAACGTAGCATCTCTAAAGTTAAAGCCTGGAGAGGAAGAGACGGCAGATTACAGCAATTTATCATCGGCACTGGGGATATAACATGGCAACAGCACTTAAAGACTTAACTAGACTGGGTACAGATGTACGCCAGATAGCTAGACTTTTACAAAAGAAAGCCCCCCTAGGACACAAGCTGGCCTACATCAATGAGGAAGAGGCAGCGTTACTGAAAGCTCGTGGTGGCTCTGGTCGCATCACAGAGTCGGGTATCCCCTCATACGAACTTGATGAAAGTTTGCAAATACCTGGCGCATCACCAGCTACTGAGCAAGCTCCTGTTGAGCAACCCATTTCTGCTGGAGGTGGTGGCGGTGAAATTGGTGGCGGTTCTGTTTCTGCGCCTTCTGTTTCTGAATCTGCCCCTATAGACATTGGATTTGGACCTGGCGCTTTTACACCCACTCCAGCACCAACTCAAATAAGCCCCTCTTTGGCTGCTGGTGGCGGATTAACTTCTGATCAAACAAAAGCTTTGTATGGCGATCAAGGTTATGGTGCAACAACAACGCCAGCACAAGAGGCTGGTGTAACCGTACCCAAACAAGATCAAACTCAGCCATCTAAGGGTTTATCCGAAGAAACAAAGTACAGGTTGGGTATTGGTGGACTTGAGGCCGTCTTGGGTGCGTCTCAGGCTAGAGCAGCTGCATCACAAGGTCAAGCTGCACAGCAAGCCTTACAACAACAGGCTGCACCTTATCAACAGCAAGGTCAACAATTATTGGCATCTGCTCAACGAGGCGAATTGACTCCCGCTAATCAACAAATCCTTCAGGCTGCACAAGCACAAGCTGCTCAAAACGTAGCTACCAGAGGTGGTGTTGGTGCTATGCAAGCACAAAACCAGATCAACGCATTGGCTCAACAGTTGCTGACTAGTCAGCTTAATTTGGGTCTACAGTTGCAATCTGTGGGTGACAAGATTGCTCAAGGTGCTATCCAAGCTGGTGTCCAAGCTGATCAATATGTTAACCAGTTGACCAACAACTATGCCATGAACATTGCTAGAACTTTGTTGCCTGGCACTGCGCCTACGACTACGACTCCAACACCAGCGGGAGGTAATGTTTAATGGCTACTAACGCATTAAAAACTTCTGTTGATCCATTGGCAACCATTCTTCAGGACACACCTGAAGATGTGGCATTGAACAAAAAGATTCAAGAGTCTATTGAATCTAAGGCTGGGCTTGAAGTAGCTAAAGAAAAAGAACAGGCTACTCAAAAGTCTATGGAGGCCAAAGGCCAAGAAGACGTACAAAAAGAATATGCTCGTAAAGTTGAAGAAGACCCATTAAGAGCTGAAAAGCTAGGTCTTATTGAAAAACAAAAAGATACTACTTTTGTTCCAACAAAAGAAACAGTCAATGATTTAACCGCTTTGTTTGCCATGACAAATTTGCTTGGTTTTATGATTGGCGGTAAATCCAAAGGAAATGCACAAGCTGCAATGTCTGCCATGAACGGTATGCTTGAAGGTCATCAAAAGGGCCTTCAAGACAGATACAAAAAAGAAAAAGACATTTACGAGGAAAATGCAAAGGCATTGGATAGAACGATCAATTCTCTTGACAAGCAATTGACTGAGAACATTCAGCTTTATGCAACAGATAGAGATGCTGGATTGGCTGCAATGAGGACAACTCTTGCAGAACACAATGCCAAGTTTTTACAAGATTCTTTAGAGAAGTATGGGCCAGCCTATATGTATGATCAGTTGATGAACACCAAAAAAGTGAATGATCAACTTAAAGAAAAAAAAGCCAAGCTGTACGAACACGAACAAACAAAGCAATTTCAAGAAAGACAAATTGCATTGCGTGAGAGAGAGCTTTCCGAAAGAATTAGAGAACGTGGTCAAGGCACATATCAATATGTTGTTGGACAAGACGGCAAAACTTATGCGGTCAACACTAAGAACCCCAATGACATTAGACAACTTGATGTAGATTTGTCTGGTGCTACAAAAGTAGGTGCAAAACCAGCAAAACCAGAGGCTGGTCTGGGATCAGGTGCTTTCTTGGAATCTGTGCTTGGCGTAAAAGCTGGTGACGAAAAAACAAATCAAAAAATTGTAGATACTGCTACAGGTGTATCTCAACTTAATCATGTTGTTAATTTGTTTAGGGACCCAGAAGTCAGAACTGGTGTTCTTGCCAAACTTAATCCTATTAGAGAAAAGTTGTCATCATTGGGAGATGACAACCATGAGATTAGCGATGCTGAATTGCAATCCATTATTGATGGTGAAATATCTCCTGACGCTAAAAACGCTGTTGCTCAAAAAGAGGCTTTGTTTGCAGCATATACGGCTGAAAGAGAAATTGCTGGTGGCAGACTTTTGGTGTCTGTTGTTAAGCAAGCTGGTGGCGCACTTGACCCAACCAACTATGAAAAATCTGGCTATATCAACTTATTGAATAGCAGAGAAAATGAACTTAAAAAGCGTTTGCGTGGCGAAAAAATGTCTGATGAGCAAATAGACAAAGTTGTTAGCGCATTGGATCAATCAACACCCAAAAAACCGACTTCAGAGTCTGACGAAAAAGGTTCTTATCACTGGGAATACAACGCAGACAAAACTAAGCGGAGAAAAGTTTATGACTGACAAAGTTGGTGAATGGGAAGAAGTCCCTAAAGAAGTTGGTGGCTGGGAAAGCGTCCCAACCCAAAAAGAACCTACTTTTGGTCAAGAACTTAAAGCGGGTGGCAAAGCTGCAATAGAAGAAGTACCAAGTGCTTTAGGTGCTTACGGTGGCGCAGAACTTGGTGCTGCTCTTGGTGCTTTTGGTGGACCTTTTGCGCCATTAACTATTCCCGCTGGAGCTATTGCTGGAGGTTTGAGTGGATACTTTTTGGGCAAGCAAGTTAAACTTCCTGAAAACGTAAAGCAAGCCACTGGATTTGGTGCAGAACAACGTGCGCAAGAACGCAAACAAATGCCTGTTTCTTCTGCACTTGGTCAAGCCGTTCCAGATATTGCATCAATAGGTTTTGGTGCGGTTGGTCCTGGTAAAGCAGTTGCATCTGGTGTAAAGAATGTTACAGATGTTTTAGGCGGTAAAAAAATATCTGAACAAGCTGGTCGTGTAAGTGAGGCAGCTGGTCAAGTTGGTCAAAAAGCAGAAAAGACATTAACTGAAACAGAGTTGGCTCAAAAGCAAAGATTAGAACAAGCTCAAAAGGCTGAACAAAAAGCCCAGACTGCTGGTGAATCTGCATTAAAACAAATGGCTGGAGTTAAGACTTTGCCAGAGGCTGGTGGTTTTAAACCTATTCCAGAATCAGCATCTACTGTCGGTGACTTCATTCGAACTCAAGCCAAAAACTTTGTTGATGCCATTAAGACTCAAAGAAGTAAAGCTGCTGACCTAAATTTTGCTGCATCTAAAGCCGAGGCTGCTGAAAAGCAAGCGTTGGGACAATATGTGGACACTAAACCTTTAACCAATCAAATAGACAATTTGATTAAAAAAGGTGGTTCTACAGATTACTTAAATTCTTTGACTAGACTTAGGAATGACTTGGCTCAAACCAAAGATTTTGAAGGTTTAGAAGTTCTTAGAAGAAAGTTGGGTGACGTTGCTTTTGGTGTTCCAGAAGAGGGATACAAAGCAATTGAACAAGGATTTGCTAGAGATATGTATGGCTCTTTGGCAAACCAAATGAAATCTTATTCCAATAACTTTACAAAGTATTTGGATGACTACAAGCGTTTATCTCAAAATCTTGAGGCTTACGCAACAAAAATAGGCAAAGGCATTACGCAAACTGAAGGTGCTGGAGGTAAGTATTTTGCCAAAAGCGGTGAACAAGTTGCCAATGACGTTTTTAGAAGTCCAGAAAATTACGAGAAGTTTGTGGACGCTGTTGGTGGCAATCGTGAAATTGCAGAGGCAGCTGCCAGAAGATATTTTGCTGGTCAATTAGAGACAGCAAAGACATCTAAGCAAGTAGAAGACTTCTTGCGCAAAAACAGAGACATTTTAAATAAAGTTCCCAATATCAAGCGTGAGATTGAGCAGCGTTATTTAGGTGCTATAAAAACGGCTGAGAAACGTGCTGGTGCAGCTGGTGAAGTTGCCAAAGCCGTTCCCACTACAACTGTTGCAGCAGCCAGAAAAGGCGTTCAAGATGCCATGCAATCTCTGGTTACTGCCAAGCCTGGTAAAGCTATTGAGACATTTGAAAACACGGTATTGCCTAAGATTCGACAAGCAGAACGTGAGTCTGGTACAACACTTATTACTGATGAACAGCTTGCCAAGTTAAGACAACAAGTTGGTGAGCTTGAAAAGATCAGTGATAGGACGGCTAAAACTAGAGCAATCAGCGGATTGGCAGCAAGCTATTTTATTGGTCAAAAAGTCCTGAGTGGGCTTGGCACTTTATTTGGAGGTTGATATGCCATTGAAAAAGGGAACAAGTCGTGAAACGATTTCAAAGAACATCAGCAAACTCACAAAAGAAGGGGGCCGTCCTCGCAAACAAATTATTGCTATTGCTTTGTCAACGGCTAGAAAGTACAAAAAAGACAAACGTAAGGCCAAGCGATGAGCAAGAAGAAAGAAAAGGGCCTGAACCCAGAACTTGAAAATGCTATTGCTAAGATGCTCAGAGATGTGATGGTAGACGAGACTGCCACCATCAATGATAAAACTAAAGTAATAGATCGGGCATTGAAACTTGAGGCTATCAAGATGAAGATGCAAGATGATGAGTGGGGTAGTGGGTTTATGGGATTAGACGATGATAAAGACGAGTGATATGATGTTGACTTTCAACAGAAGGAAACAACATGGACTCAGTATCTTTAATTCGTCTAGCCT